GACGTAGGCGATACCGGAGGGCACCGATGGCGGGGTGATATTGGCGATCATGCTGCCGCCGGTCACGTCGTCTGCGACGGCGAACGCCGACAGGCGCCAGGCGCCCGGGTCGGAGTTGTTCACGGACGAGGTAGGAATCAGCGTGCTGCCGCCTGTGGAGCTACCGACGTTCTCCGGGGGGAACTGTAGGGCGGTCGCGCCCGCGCCCCTGTACGCCACCACCACGGCCCGTTTGCGGGTCGCCGAGGACGACAGGTTGCCCGTCCAGGAGCTCGGGTCGACAGCCAGACCGTCGCGCATGAGGACAGACAGGGACGATGACGACGTGGACGTGTTGTCCACCAGCGTCCAGCCGGTTGGCGCCGAGGTCACCTTGCCGGTGTTGCTGGAGACGTACGCGATCAACACGTCACCGTCAACTACGCCAGCGGGCTTGTTCAGCGTGAAGCCGGTGCCGGTGGTGGTGTCGGTGAACGCGCTGCCGGTGGCCACGAAGGTGATAGACGGCGAGACGCCCGCGTACTGCATCTTGAACGCCTTCGTACCCTCGGCGCCCGTGCCGGAGGTGGCTACGCGGCTGTACGTAGAGCCGGACGGAGACAGCCAGGGCTCTGTTGCCGCCGGGTCGTCCGCGTTGCTCTGTGCGCTCGTCAGGAGGTTCCGGCTGGAGTGTCCGCCGTTGCTCCACGCCGAGCCCGTGCCGTACATGACGCCGAGGTGATCGACGTTGTGTACTTCTGCGTTGGCTGGCGAAGTTACCTGTGCCTGAAGTTGGAAGTACAGGATCCCGTCGGGGTTGGTAATGGTCGGAGTCGTACCGGTGGCGATGACTTCGGTCCAAGTCGTAGTCAGATCAGAACCGCTGGCCGATATGCCACCAGCGACCGAGCCGAAGCTTGAGTCAAAGAAGTTGACTCCGATAGACACCGCGCGGCCCGTTGCTGCTGCGATGAACTGTGCCCGAGCGGTAATGGGTACGCCCTGTGCTATCTGCATGTACGACGTGTTAGCACTCATGGTCGCAGCACTGGACGCGGTGAGCTTCATACTGGCGCCGCCCACGCCGTAGTTCACCGTGGTGTCCTGCGCCAGCGCGGCGTTCGTGCCCGTGTAACCAAGGGAGTCGGTGGTTGACTCGAAGTCAGCTATCTGGGCGCCCAGGAGGTTGGATCCGTCCCGTAGCGTGAGGTAGGAATTGCTAGTCGTGGAGTCGGCAATCACGGACTCGAAGCCGCCGCCGCCGCCCGTGCCCACGCCGCCCAGAGAGCCGCCTGGTACACCTGGTACACCTGAACCGGCCGCCACGGTGAACGCACGGTTCGCCCAGTCGGAGCGCGGGTGCCTAGTAGAGGTGGATCTTACGTAGATGTAATAATCGTTTTGCGCGAGTGCGAACGGCAGTGCGGTAAGGGCGGTCCTGTCCCCTAGAACCGACGCGACGCCGGGAATGGTGACTACCTCGTCCGGGTAGATCAGGTTCGGGTTTCCGGACTTCAGGACCGAGGCCGCGTAGATCTGGGGCCATAGATTTCCGTCACCGAGCTTGGCGGCTGCGATCTTGTACAGGCTGTCGCCGAGCTTCACTTTGTACGTAGACGACGCCGGGTACAACGCTGGAGTTGTGTCCGGGTTGAACCCAACCGCCTCTTGCTGGGCGGCGGTGTAGATCTTGTACTCGGCGAAAGACTGGGGGTCGCCGTCTGACTGTGTGTACGTCCAGCCGATGGCGGGAGACGCGGAGTCCACTGAGCCTGACGGGTCGGTGACCTTGACGACCGGCTTCGTACGGTAGTTGATTACACAGTAGACCGAGTAGACCCTGATTCGGTCGGACGCACCACAGTAGGAAAACGTCTGCACCATAAGGCGGTTGACGCGATCCTTGGTCCAAGGCTTGCCCAGCGGGTCCTTCGTGTAGGTGGCGATCTCCTGGGAAGTTATGTCCGTGGACGGGTATATGGTCCGCTGAGTGAAGTGGGCCGTATCGTCGGAGCACAGAACGTTCACCGTGAGGGACCGGCTACCGGAGTCGGTCTTCTTGGAACGAATCCAAACAGATACCGACTCGATAACCGATCCATCCGGGATGTTCCCCGAGCTGATGTCTACCGGAAACTTGACACAAGCACGACCCTTGTTCGCAGGGTTGGAGCAGTACTTAGAGTCGTCGCCGGACGACCAAGCCTGCCAGACGTTGTTTACGCCGGACCCGTTGAGGCCCCAACCCTCATTGCGGAAGTCAGAGTTGCAATTGTGCTGATAGGTAGACATCAGTGATTCCTTCCTCCGACACCCGCATGGCAAGCCTGCCTAAGCGACTCGGCCATGTCGCCCTCTGCGTACTGCACCGCTTCCCTGTCCGGGTTGCCATGCCAGTGATTCTCAACGTTGACAGTTACCGGAGAACCGTCCCCACCGGTACGCGGCTTACGGCCGTGCGGCAACACCTTCTCTCCGCCACGGAAGTTGATCCACTCACCGCCGTCCTCATCGATCATGTGCCAACCCCTGGACGCGTTGTTGGTACCGGACGCGTATCCCTTGGGGGGCAGATTCGCATTAGCCTGCTGGACGTTGGTGATGTTTCCATACACCGAAACGATGTACCTAATTGCGGCGGCAACGTTGGCAACCGGGTCCAGGATGTTGTTGGACGTTCCGGCGACATGGTATGCCGCAAACGTAGACGGAATGGTCTGAGCGAGGCCCTGTGAAGGGTGCCCCGCCTGTGCGTTGGAGTCGGTGTTGTTGATCGCACCGGCATTCCAGTTGGACTCACGCGTGATCAGCGTGTTCAGTCCCGCTTCCCACTCTGCCACCGTGCCTGGCGGGGGGACGCCAGCGGCCTTCAGGGCAGCGTCAATTACTGCCTTGTGATCACCTACTGGTATTACGCCGCCGATATTGGAAGCAGTCTTCAGCAGAGACAGAACCGACTTCTCAACCATCTTGAACGCCGCGTGCGGAATCGACAGGATGCCTGCGCCCTTGGGATTGTTGTAATCGGCAGGGGCTATGGCGTCAATGGCAGGTTCGACAACTTTCATGAAAGCGTCGCCCAGGAGGGACTTAACCTTCGTGTACAGGCTGGAAACCCAGTCCGAACCAATGCCCTGCGGGAACGGGTTGGAGGTGCCACCGGTTGTGTTGTTCCCGCCACCGGCGGGGGCGGGAATGCCCGGACTGGTACCACCGGGCGGCACAACGGGAGGCTGGCCCGGCGCACCGGGGCCACCAGATGTACCGCCGCCGACTCCTGGAATAGGAATCGGAGACCCGCCCGTAGCCAACCTCTGGGCGTTGAGCGCAGAGAGCGTTCCCAGACCGTAGTGATTCACCGCCGCAGCATTAACTACATACTCGCCATTGGACAGCATTGCTGGAATCTTGTCGTCCGTCGGACCGCCGGGGCCCGTTACATGACCACCCGTTGCCAGCGGCTGTATCTGGGGAAGGCTGAATACGCCAGCAATCTTATCCCAAATGCCGATGACCAGGTTGATGGGCACCTTGAATACGTTGGTTATGCCGTCCCATATGGTCTTTGCGTGGGAGACCAGTCCGGATAGCGTTGACTGCACGCCCGATGCGAACGACTTGAATCCGCCCGAGATGGCGCCCCATATGGTTTGGGCAACGGACTTAATGGCGTTCCACAGTCCATTCCATGCGCCCTTTAGGGCACTGGAGAACGCCCCGTAAACGCTACTCAGGACGCCAAAGAATGCCCGCCATGCGGCGGAAAGAGCGTTCCACACAGCCTGGGCTGCGACCTTGATTGCATTCCAGACTGCATTCCACGAAGCCCGCAGTGCGGAAGAGACTGCCAGCCAGGTTGCATTTAGGGCGTTGATGAAAGCCGTCCAAGCAACGTGCAGAGCGCCCCAAACGGCCATGGCGGCAGCGTTCATGGCGTTCCATACTGCATTCCACGAGGCTCGAAGGGCGCCCGATACGGCCAGCCAAGTAGCGTTCATCGCGTTGATGAATGCGGCCCAAGCTGTCCGTAGCGCGTTCCATACGGCCATGGCTGCGATGTTGAGGGCGTTCCAAGTTGCCGTCCAAGCGGTGCGCAGTGCGGGAGAGACCGCGTTCCACGTGGCAATCATGGCGTTGATGAAGGCCGTCCAGGCTGTCCGGAGGGCTGTCCACGTGGCGATTCCGGCCGTGGCCATTCCGTGGATGAACCCGTCCCAGTGACTCGCCAGTTCGATCAAGCCTACGACGAAAGCTGCGATTACAACTATGATCGCAAGTACGACAGCAACTATCAACCATAGTGGTGCAGTTGCAATTGCAAGAGCCAGGAAGAACGGAGTCGCCGCAGCGTCCGCCACGGCAAGGGCGACGGACAGCGCGAATGCCGCAACCGCCGCACCGGCCATGGCCAGTTGCCAGGCTATGTATGCGTACACCATGGCCTGAATGACAGAGGGCGGAAGTATTGCAACAAGCTTAAGCATCGGGTTCAAGAGCGCCAGCGCCCCAGGGCCCATGCCAGCAAGCGCAGTTGATATGTTCCCAAGTGCATCCGCGAGGTTTCTGAAGAACTGTCCGATCGCCGGACCGTTGGCTATAACCTTATCGAGGAAGCGGGCAAATCCACCGCCGTCGGCCCACCTCTTCATAGCATCCGCGCCGTCTGATATTGCCTTAGACGTCGGTATGATAGTAGGCGCCAGAGCCCTGAATCCATCCCCAATTACGGCAATAACATCCGAACCGGCGTGCAACAGGTTCTTCAGCGCAGGGACGCCTGTTGCGATGATCAGATCTATGAAGTTCTTCATACCAGAACCGGATGCCCAGTTCTTGAACGAGTTTGCGACCTGGTCTGCCAGCGGCGCAACGGCCCTTATGAGAGGCGTCATTTGACCAATTGCGGCCGTGAGACCCTGGGTGACGATGGTGGCCGTGCGCAACGTCAGTGGCATGGTGCTAGTGCTGACGCCGTTCATTGCAGACTTCATTTGGTTAACACTGTTGACGAACGTCTGTTGAACCGGCGTCAGATCCTTGTGAGCCTTAGCCAACTTGAGAGTTGATGTGATCGCCTTGTCCATGAAAAACACATATGAACCTCCGGCGATCCCGGCGGCTGCGGTCATGGTACCCAGGGCTGCGCCAACCCCAAGAACGGCGGTACCAATTGGCGCAATGGCTGGACCAAGCGCAGCGAAAGAAGTTCCAAGAAGGCTAACCTTCTTGCCAGACTTGTCAAGGTCGTTTTGAAGACTGTTGAGGTCGCGGCGCGCTGCTGTGACCCCAGTTCCCGAATAGGTTGAGAAGATACTGAATCCAAGAGACGTAATGGTAGCCATCTCACTCCTCCTCGGGTTCTCTCAAAAAGTCATCTGGGCGCGGGTACCTGACTATGTCCGGAACTCCGCTGGAGTCCTCGGAGTTAACGGCTATCATCACCCGGCAAAGCTGCTGAACCATCTCATGTATAGACGCTAGGGCGTTCTGCTCATACGACGACCCAAGCGGGCCGTTGAGAAGTTCGTAAGCCCTCCACTCCGCAATCTCTACCGAACTGAGACTGCGAAGCATGTGCTTGACGGATCCGAACCCAAGCGCAACCGTCAGTCGGTGGTAGAACTCTCGCTCGGGGCGTCGGCGAAATTCTCGGCCAGCTCCTCAACGTCAGCGTCAGAGAAGGCGTTGAGCCTCTGCGCAGCGGTTGCTACGCGGTCGAGAGCGGCGGCCGACTTGCGCCCGAGGGCGGGAATGTCTGCGCTATTGAAGACCGTCTCACCGGCTTCGTTGACGATGCACCTGGCAACCAGGCGTGCGCGCACGTTCTGCCGGTTGGACTTGACGGAGCCGTCCTTCTTGACTTCCATGAGGGACTGCTCGAACTCGTCGCGCTCCGTACCGCTAAGGGCCTTGATGCGCACGGTGCCGCCCCACTCGGGGACGTGAACATCCTCGGTGGTGATGTCGTTCGCCGACAGGATCTGGCTGTGATTGAGAAGTGCCACGGGTCTACCTCTTTCGATTGCGGATCTACGGGTTTTGAAGGGGGAGTTGGGGACCCGCGCACCCAACTCCCCCAGTCTTTGGTTGGTCTTACAGATGTGTCGCTCGGTCCACCATCTGACAGGCTTCGTCCAGTACGGCGCCTAGGGACTTCTCGAACCTGGGCCTGTCGTCGGCAATGGTGTTCTTGAACCAAGATCCGCCACGCTGCTGAACCCATACGTCCCGGTTGCCGAACACCGGGTGTCGCCAGCCGCGTAGGCCGTTGTCCTCGCCGCGCGGAAGCTCTTCCTGCCCGGGTGGCATGGACGTGGTGATGCGGACGCCCTTGGACTGGGTAGTCACGCCTACCCCGGCGGCTATACGTGCCCTCAGGCCCGTGTGTTTGCCCTTGTGGGCAGGGAGTTCAAGGGCCGCCCTTCGCAGCTCTTCCAGGGTAGGACGAGCGGCTTTTTCAAGGGCGGCCTTGAACTTCTCCGACAGGGTTTCGTCAACCTCGCGTAGAGCGTCGGCCGTCGCCTGCCATTCGGGCCCGTGGACGATCGTGTATTCGACGTTACGGGCCATCTGATTAGGTCGTCGCTCGCGCGATGCCCGCGCGGTTGCACGGGATCTTCAGCTTCGACTCAGACAGGTCGCCGGGCTTGCCATCAACCGGGGTGTAGTCCAGGAGGATGCAGTACTGGGCGATATACGACGGGTTCGTGGTCGAGACGGCAGCATTCTTGGGCCGAACCTCGATCTGGAACTCGGTCTCGTTGTTGTACAGCGGGTACAGCACGGCGTCAACGGACGCGGCTGCGAAGTCCTGCTGAAACGTGATGTCGAATTCGTCGTTCTTCAGACCGGCCTGTTGCTCGGAACCGCCACCAGAGAAGTTCGTGGTGTCGACGCCCTTCTTGGACATGGAAACAGTCACCGAGGAGATATGGTCTGAGAAGTTGGTACCGTTGACGACGATGTAGCAGTCCTTCAGAATGAACTTTGTGGTCATTTCTTCACTTCCTTACTGAGCTTGACTGCTTCGGCACGCGTCACGGCGCCCGATTCCAGTAGTGACAGTTCCTGATTGTCCGGCAGAGATAGGGTGACGATATCGCCAACCTCGCCATACACGAACCTTTTCGA